ATCGTGCCTGACAACAGTCCGGCTGTCTGCGAGAATATCATCGACCCGCTGCTCGACGGAGAGTTTTTCGTCATTTGGCAGAACAGGCACAAGAACCTGCGGGCCACGAATGAGGCGGAGCGCGGGGCGTCGGCCTACCAAATCGCCGGACTTTTCAATGGCCTCACGCTGTCGGCCGGGTCGTGCGAGAAATACAGCGACGACACCCTATCGGGCTGGGCTATTACGCTCAAAGAGGAGAAAGCGCCCCGTTCGGCGATGTTCCTCAACGCGGGTTCGCTCGCAGCCACCGAGGCACTCATCAAAACGATGCTCACCCCCTCGGCGATGGAGTAATGCACTATGACCGTCGACGAGGTAAAAATCCTGCTTTCGGACTTGAATAGGGGTTACAATACCCCCTATTCGAGCGCCGAACAGGCGACTATCGAAAGACTTTATTACGAGGTCTTGGGAAAGCATTTGAACGGCTGTCGATGTCCCGACAAGTGGCACGACGCCGTGCTCGAAATCAACTCGTACATCAAAAAACACGGAAAAATGAAAGAGAAATCGAATTACAAACTGCGTGCAGGGGTTATTCTGCAAATCGCAGGGTCTTCGGAAATTTACACGAACGACAATCTGACCGACGAGGTGGCCGCGGCGTTCCTCAAAGAGCACCCGAACGCCGCCGGGCGTTTCGAGGTTATCCCTACGGCGGAAAAGGATGCCGAAGCACCGAAAGCTGGCGGGGAATCATCGGAACTCGAAGCGGCACACAACCGTATCGCCATCCTCGAATCCGAGAAAGTGGAACTTGAAAGCCGTTGCGCCGCATTGCAGGCCCGAATCGACGCCGCGGCGGCCACCGAAACGGCGGCCACTGACGACGAGAAGCCCGGCAGCGATGACACCGGAGCCGAAAGCGCTGACGAAGCCGACGAGCGGCCCGCCGGGAACAACGGCAATACTGCCGATGACGCTATCCGACAGGCTATCGCCGCCGAACTCGTGGCCGGGAAGTCGAAAACGGCCATCAAGCAGGAGTTGGCGGGCAAGGAGATCGGCGGCGTGAAGCTCACACACCGCCTTATTTCCGACTACATCGAGAAGATCACCGCAGAGGAGTAACCACCCATGAACGTAAAGCACACAAAGAAGCCCGAAACGCGTGTAGACGTTAAATACCTGTCGTCGTTGGGTATCAAAACCTACGGCGACAATAACCTATACCCGCAAACGGTGCGCGATATTGTCGATTCGTCGCCCACAGGTCGCACCTGTGTCGAGCGGCGTTCGACATATATCGAGGGAAACGGCCTCGCATCGCAAGCGTTGGCCGAAACCGTGTGCGACACGCGAGGGAATACGGTAGACGACGTTCATCACTTGTGCGCCGACGATGTAGCCTACCAAGACGGCCTTGCCCTACACGTCAATTACAATATTCTCGGACAGATCGTGTCGATGGCGCACGTTCCGTTCGAGAATTGCCGCCTTGAAGAGGAGGACGACGACGGCGTTATAAGCCATATCGTCGTACACCCCGATTGGCGGGGTAAAAAGACGCGCGGCGGCAAAGCCGTAAAGGTAACCATCGAAACAATCGAGGTGTTCCCGGTCTTCAATCCGTCGCCCGATGTCGTGCAGTTGCAGATACAGGCCGCAGGCGGTATCGAATTCTACAAGGGTCAGATTCTCTACATTTCACGTGCCGGGCGAAATGCCTATCCCCTGCCGTTGGTCGACGTCGTATTGACCGACATGTCGACGGACGAGGGGCTTTCGAACGTCAACAACCGAAACGTCCGAAACAATTTCCTAACGGCGGGTATGCTCATTACGAAGCGCGGACAAGGTAGCAGCACGGTCGACGGCGACAAAGACGGCGCATCGTCCGACGACGGATTTACGGAAGAATTCGAAAAGCTGCAAGGCGATACGAATTCGCTTAAAATCATGCAGGTTGAGATTGAAACCGACGAGGATAAGCCCGAATTCGTACCGTTCAAGACGAACAACTACGACAAGGAGTTTACAGCCACAACGAAAGCCGTAACCGATAACATCTATGCGGCGCTCAACCAAGAAACATTCGGAAGATTACGCAGCGGCAGTATCGGGTTCACAGGCGACCTTGCGAACGACGTGAAGCGCGAATACTGCGAGCAGGTAGCGAAGCAGCAACGGATGTTATCGCGTGCGTATCGGGCTATTTTCAGCCATTGGGAACCGAACACGATTCCGTACACCGGAGCGGGCGATGCTGCCATCGAACCGCTCGTAAAATCTATTGCCAACGATGCGACATCTGATTGAACCGTGCGACGTCGATAAATACGCCCGCCCCTGCGACATGGACGACGAGATTATCGCCCGCGCCATCGAAGAGGCCGAATTGCTCGACATCAAACCGAAGCTGGGCGACGAACTGTTCATGCGGCTACTTACGCACGTGCAATTCGCCGTACTCCTTAATGGCGGCGAGTACACCGACGAATGCAGGAACCAGCGGCATTTCGTCGGTCTGCGGCGGACGCTGGCATACTACGTTTGGGCGCGCCTCGTCAAAACGAGTGTAAACCATTTGACACGCTTCGGCTTCGTGCAGAAGCGCGACGAATATTCACAGGCGACCGAATACCGCGAGCGGCAAACGGCGTACAACGACGCTTTCGCCATCGCTGACGGTTATATGAAAGAGTGCCTTGCCTACATCCAAGCAAAGCCGGAAATTTTCGCTGATTATACGCTCAAGGGGAAAGTCAAGGCCAATCGAACGAAATTCAAAATTTTAGGCAATTAACTATGTATGACATCAAATTAGGGCAGGGATGCGGCATCAAAGCCACGATGTTGACTCCGGCAGGCGGCGTCTGCGATCTGCGCCGGGCACGCTATATCGCAGCGTCACTCGTACTGCCGTCCGGTGCGACCATGAACTGCGAGGACATCGCGTTTAACGAGGTCACGAACGGCGTCTATGTCCGCCTGCTCGGAACCCGCGAACTGACTACCACAGGGCAATACGGCATCGTCTTCAACGTCAAACTGGAAGACAAGACGATGTATTCGACGCCCGTTGTGTGGTTCGCAGAGGTCAAAGAGGACGCCCCGACGGGCTATCACGAACTGACGCTATCGCTGTCGCTTACCGTCGTAAATTTCCCGGATAATGTTTCCTATACAGGAGCGTCGCCAAAAATCAGCGACAAAAATACGTGGCTGGTCTACGACGATGATCTCAACGCGTATGTCGACACGGGTATCGAGGTCGGATATGCGAACCTGCTGTCACGCTACGACGGTAAGTTTGCCGAAATCGTTGTCCCGTGTACCGAGGCAACCAACGCGGCCGCAGCGGCTACGGTCGCTGCAAACAACGCAGCCGCAGCAGCCAATAGTGCAGCAGGAAGCGCATCGGCGGCGACAGCCGCAGCGAATACAGCCGCAGGCAAGGCCAACACCGCAACGACGGCGGCAAATAACGCAGCAACGGCGGCCAACACGGCCACGGGCAAAGCAAACGAGGCGGCGACAGCAGCAAATAATGCAGCGGAATCCGCACAGCGCGTCGTCGACACCTACGACGACGTTATCAATACGCTCGCGCACTCCGACTGCACCCTCGACGAGCGGGTCGAGGCACTCGAAAAGGCGCTTATAGCCGTCTTGTCGGGTGCTGTCGTGATTCCCAAATTGCAGATCAAGGAATTGAACGTATGGGGCAATAACAGCCTTGCCCTCGTCGGCGACAGCGCACCGACGAAAGCCCCGGACAGAGCCGGGCAGTTCTACATCGACAAGACCGCCCGCGCGCTCTATTTCTCAACGGGTAACGCGGCCGTGTCAGACTGGAAAATTCAATAATGCAAACGGAATATGGCACAGGTTAACAAATACGCAGATCGGGCTGCTTATACGGCCGACGCGAAACGTCTTTCAACGAAATCGGCCGTTTCGTTCATCGAAAATGAAACGACAACGATTTACGACGGTGTGAATACCGTCGTCGGAAAATCGGCTGCCGCCATCGGCGATCTCGCCGTTTTCGATAAAACGGACGGGGTTATCAAATACATCAAAAGCGCAACGATTGCCAAGGCGCAGATTCCAGCAAACCTTGTACCGCTGGCCGTCGTCTATGCGCGACAAGGTGAACAGCTATTGATCGTATCGCTCGACCATGTTTCGGGCAGCATCCGCTGGGCACATACCTACGAGGTTGCATTGTCGGGTTTCGATCTCGCTGCGGGCGGCACAATCGTGTTGAAGCTCGGTTCCGACCCTGCCGCCGCAGAGGTGTCGATAGCGTATACCGCAGGCGCAACGCTCGCGGATGTTGCATCGGCTATCAACGCGAAACTCAAAGGTGGGACACCCAATTACTCCTCGACGGATTATGGGGGATGGGCGGCGACTGCGGCGGACAATTTCGTCGTGATGGGTTCGAACACGTATAACGCCTCCCGTGCGGCGATTGCCGTTGTTGGCGGTTGTCAGATCGCAAGGACACCGGAAGACATTAACTACCAAACAACGTTGACGGGGGTGTTGATCGAGGGGTCAACCGAATATGTCCGCCGCAACAACGGCGTTAATTCGTCGTTTGCGGGCTGTAATCCCGAAAAATTCCTGCAATACTATTCGGCCAACGGAAGCGATACCACAGGAATCAAACCCGGAAGCAGCACCATAATTCGGGAAAGCGCCTTTACGGAAGAGGCCAACCCGGAACTGGTCGCCGCCTATCCGACCTACCGGGATTATCTGTTCGGAGAACATTTGCTGCAATATCCCGCAGCCTACGGCGCGCTGCTTCGTGATGGCAAGGCCAACACGCACCTGATCGGCGGTCTGCGGTTCGTCGACATCCACGGCGAAAGCGTTCCCCGTTATCCGGCCGCTGCGGCCGCTCTCGACTACGGCGTCACGGTCGAGGGCGCAACTACCGGACTGGAAGCGGGCGCATGGTGGCTGCCGTCCGTCGATGAAGTCTACCTGCTCATGCACGACCGCGTGCTAACGTCCGCCGACCGGGAAAGCGACCCTGTAAACCGCACGCTGTCGCGCCTCGGTAAGACGACCTGCTACGGATCGGGTTATTATCCGTGGACATCGTGCGAGTACAGTTCCTACCTCGCGTTCTTCTACAACGGCAACGCGGGCAACGTGAACAACGGCAGCAAGTATAACGCGCTCGCCGTGCGTCCGGTTTCCGCTTTGTAAAAACAGTTTTCAGTTTTTAATTCCCGCGCCGCATCGCGTCGGCGTGCGGCGCGGGTTCGCAAGTTAGACCTATGGCAAAGAAATTATCTATCCTCGACAAAACGTTCCAACTGGCGTTGCTCCTGCATCGCCGGACAGCGGAATTCAATCGCAAATACAAATTCACTATCGGCGACCGCATCGACGTTGTGGCAGAGGAAGCGCAGGAAATGATACTGCGGGCGAATCATCAAACCGACCCGAAACGGGCCGCACAAATCATCTACGATTTCGTCCTGCGTATTGACACCCTGTCGCTAAAACTGCGGATGGCCGTTGCGCTGGGTCTGATGAGTGACGACGCAAAAGCACAATGCGATATGCTTATCGCAAAGATTAAAGACGAGGCGAGGGGTTGGCGAAACTATTTTCTGCGTGGCGAGGGTGTCGTCGGCAAGAGCAACGGGCCGTCGGCAGAGAGCCTATAATTATTATTTTGAAAAGGGTTTGCATACTATCATTCATAGTTATACCGACAATGCAAAAAACTGGCGAGTACAATTCCAACAACGCGTTCATCTACAACGGCAACACGGGCAACGTGAACAACAACAACAAGTATAACACGAACGCCGTGCGTCCGGTTTCCGAATTTCAAGGTAATGTAGACCCTTTCGCCTCGTTCTATAAATCAATGCGGGCGGCATATCGCCTATGCTTAAAAAACAAAGCGCATACCGCTAACGCGATACGCTTTTGGCTTGATGAAGAAAGCGAGCTTGTCGCGCTCGCCCGCGAGGTGTTCAACTGCGAATATGTCCCGCGGCAATCCATCGCATTTATCGTTACGAAACCATGCCTGCGCGAAGTGGTAGCCGCCGATTTCCGCGACCGAATCGTGCAGCACTATATCGTCATGCGCCTCGAAGCTCTTTTCGAGGAATGCGGAACACTCGACGATAACATGTTCAGTTGCCGCGTCGGGAAAGGCAACCTTGCGGCCATACAGGCCCTACAACAGCAGATATTCCACCAGTCGAAAGGTTATACCACCGACTGTTATGTGGCAAAATTCGACCTGCAATCATTCTTTATGAGCATCGACAAACGCCGTCTTTACGACGAGTTGGTCGCATTGGTCGCCAAGCGCTACGAGGGATGGGATAAGGATACGCTGTTGTATCTTATCCGCGTCGTTACGCTGCATAATCCGCAGGACAACGCCGTGCGGAAAACTCCACTTTGCGATTGGGCTGACCTGCCGCGCTCGAAGAGCCTCTACAATGTCGATTGGTTCCTCGGTTTAGCCATCGGGAAC